TTTTCGGTTATTTTAGAGTATGCTTGGGTGACATCCAAGCTAGTCTGCTTTAAAAGTGGGTCTAAAACAGCCCATGCCGACTCTGGTATCTTCCCCAACCAACTGGTTATACCGCTTTCATAAGGATCATCTGAGGGTCTTGTTAAAACACCCTTTACAGACTCAAGGGCCTCTCCCGGATAAAGTAGAAGACGCTCTTCTATAGTCGGGCCTCTGTATGACTTTCTCCCAGCACCACTAGGATCTTCAATAGACATCAAGTCCCCAATCTGTTTGGGCTTGTCATCCTCCTCTTTCTGCATTAACGCCCTGATTAACTGTTGGAACGTCATCAGACTATACCGTAATTGGAGTACTCTATCTCTTTAGTCCATGTCGGGTCTTTAGAGGAGACTGCATATCGGGTAGACATGAGGGCATATCGGGTAGCTGACATAAGATCATCCCGTATGGCCACTATCTTTCCCTCTTTTCTGTGATACATTCTGAATTCTTCCTGCCAGTCTCCCAGAGTAGAGAAGACTTTTAATTTCCCGTCTTCCATACGCTGTAATAAGTCCATTATCCCGGTTTCCACTGAATTACCACCCTTCTTCTCTCCGAGAGCAGGGGGGTTTTCAAAGTGGAAGGGCATCATATTAACCCCTAAAGAACGATACTGTTCTGCTAACCCCGGATTACCCATAGAATCCCTACGGTGGCCATCATGGGGCCATACAACGGGGATAAATCCCGGCCTTCTCCGTATAGCATCCGCATGTACAGATGGAGGAGCTTTAGCCTGTCGATAACAGTCATAAATATAAACTATATCTTCTTCTCTGTCCCAAGCCGCCCATATACAAGCTGTAGGATGATCCCAGCCAAAGTCTATTCCGGCAATTCTAGGCCATTCTTCCGGTAATGGTTGTGGGTCTATAAGTATCCTTTCTTCTGCTATGGGGAATACCAATCCAGAACCAATAGAGGGTCTGCCATAACGCCTCATCTCTCTCTCATGGGGTGCATAAGAAGAGATAATCTGTTCCATTACATCTTCATTCAAATGACCCCGGTTGCCCTTCATACTGATTACACGCTCAGAAGCGTCATCCCACGTAGCGTTATTAAGGCTTTGTCCGGGACGGAGGTTATTCATGAAGGAGGCAACCGTTGCCGTCATCCCCTGTTCAGGGGTAAAGGTCATGTAGACCATGCCCCGTCTATCTAGGGTTCTGGTGACAGCTTGGCTATATATATCTCTAGGAGGTTCCTCATCCAACCAGATACAGTCTACAGACCTTCCCTGCCATTTCTCTTGACCCATTTCATAGGCCTTAAAGAATAAAGACGAGTTCCCACCGCTAACGTGCCTAATCAGCGCTACTGACTTGGCGTTAGGGACTCCGGGTTTCCGTTCAGTCTTTATTATATAGTTTTTCGGCACTGTGCCGGAACCAAACGCATCCGGGTCATCTGGAGAACCCAATAGTTCAAACTGGACAATATCTCTTGTTGTTTCATTAGAGACTCCCCCAGCCCATGCAACAATAGGTTGGTGGAATCTCCTGCCTTTCCACCACTGAGGATATAATCCCGTTAAGTGATAAGACAATTCTGAAGAGCCACAATAACTCTTACCTATTCTGTTAGCGGCCATGAGGAGCCGCTGGTTCGCATAATTACCTGTTTCGTGGAAAGCTAACTGGTAAGGATAAGGGTCATAGTAATCTATCTTATTATAGCGTTCTCTCTGCTTGATCTCACGAGCTACGTTTATTGCCTTTTTTAGCTCTGCCGGTGTAGCCGCTTGCATAAACTGCCCTTGCCTGTTTTTCTGCGCCCGCTCTAGTTGCATATAGTTTCCCGGATTTTCCCCATTTGTAACCACCCTTGACCTTTTTAACTGGCATCAGTTCATCAGTTCCGGGATCTCCTCAACTTCAGAAGTCCCGATCAAACCCTCTAACTCTCTTTTAAGTTCGTCTGTAGACGCTGTTTCGAGATGAGAGATTTTCTGTTCAACCTTCTCTGTAGGCTTATACCCAGCCCGGTCTAAGATATCCTTGACCGCACCCAAACGAACAGACTCACTATCCGCATTCTCAGAAAGATTCTGTAATTGAGACAAAGCCCCCGGAACACAATCCTGTATCATCTTGCGGGTTCTGTCTTCAATCTCCTTGGCAAACTTATTCTTCAGTTCATGTCCACGCTGTTTAGCAGACCCATATCCCGCCATTTCAGCGGCTTTGGTCGCATTCCCTGTTAAACAAAAAGCCTCAACAAATGCCACCTGCTTGTCAGTCCTCATGTATTGCCCTCTGTTGCACGTTAAGGCTTTCTAGTAGCCCGGTTAGTCTCTGGGTTATAAACATAGTCTGAGTGGGTTCTAGCGCCCTTCACAGCCCTGTCTACAGCCCTATGTTCTGGTGACATTGAATCTCTAATCTTACCATAACTAGTCAATCCATTATCATCCAGAATTCCCTGCTTTTTCAACAAGTTAATAGCCATGTACCCTGCGTTATTGCGCGGGATGCCTTTTTCTATCAACTGATTCTTTAATCTCTCTACAATTTCTATGTACATTAGCGTTTCCTAATATTACTTAGAATTACCCTTCGGTGAGTTGGGTGGATATATGATAGTATTTGCTTTTTTCGTGGGGGTGGGCCTCCATAAGCATTAACTTATTAAGAATAACGGAATATTCGAACATTTGAATTTAATTGATTAGTTGACATAATGTACATTATGCGAAGTAGGCTTACGGCTTATGTTGTTTGGTGTTTTTTGACTGAGTAAGACGCGTCAAGGCGCGCAAGCCCTGCCTACCTAAGAACCCCCCTATAAGCGGTTACAACTGCTGTGTGTGTGCGGTTGCACAATGTCCCAATCCAGCTATACTCAAATGTCCATTATTAACGAGGGTTTACAAATGGGATATTCTTACTTTTTAAGCAAACGGTCTGCTGAGAAATGGGTCAGAGAGAACCTGTGGCCGGGGATCGGGCTGACAATCATAGATGAGTTATCCAGAGGACAGCAAACAGATCACCGTAAATGGTATGTTTATTACGCACTCTCTGCGATCAAATAGGAGATGTGAACATGACGATAATATTAGATACACATAATCCTTTGGTCGGACTGGCCATACTGAAGGGAATGCTGAAGTGTGAACTGGCTGGTATGAAACGATCCCGTAGTCCATCAGCCTATTCAATGGTTAAGAAAAGGCTGGGATTCAAGGGTAACAGACAGTCAGTTTATGACCAGTTATGTCTTTATATTGAATATCAGAAAAGAGATTATCTTATAGGTATACAGGAAGAGGCTCAGTATCATGCATTACATTGAAGGCAGAGAGGTTCGTATTGTTCGTGGTTTTCCTGTGGTTTTTCTTTCCGGGGATTCTATGCCGTCGGATACTGTGGTTTGTCCACGATGTCGTGGTCGTGGGAGTCATGTAAGCCCGGCCATAGATGGTGACGGTTTCACTGGTGAAGAGTGGGCGGAGATGGATGAAGATTTTAAAGAATCCTATTGGAATGGGAATTTTGATGTTATTTGTTCGGTTTGTAATGGTCTGCGTGTTACAGCTAAAATAGCCACAGATCAGTTGAATGCAGAGCAGTGGGAGCTGCTGTACGAACAAGAGCGAAACGAGGCAGACATGGCCGATACGATAGCCGCACAAAAGGCGGAGATGGCCATGGGAGCCTGACAGGTCGCCCTCCCTAGTGGGCTAAACTAGGGTTTCATCCTCCTAATTGGCCCCGGTTCTGCCGGGGTCTTTTTTTGTTGTGTTTTCCGGTCGATCTGATATTATTGTCTTGGGCAATCCCGCCCACAGGAGAATAGAAACATGCCTGAAACCTTAGACAATAAACGCACCATTATGTACTCCAAGCCTGACATCGAGCAGTTGCAGATGTGGGAAGAAGAGGGTGGATGCGAAGCCCCGGACGGTTGCTGGGTTGAGCCTGACGGAATCTGTGAACACGGCCACAAATCGTGGCTCTTAATCATGGGATTAATCTAATGACTGAAGAACTAAAACCCGGAACAACTGGCGATAAAGCCGACCTAATCATCAGCGCAAAGCAGATCATGATCCATGCGCCCTACCCTCTGGGCTGGCAGTTTGTGGCCAATCCGGAGCGATTTAGCGTTAATTTACGCTCACTGGACAAGCTGATTGTGTCTGGTGAGATGAACGGAACAGTCTCCCTTGAGGTAAAAGTGGATGACTGATCTTCACGCTGTTCGACTGGAGGCGGCCCCGCAAGGGGCCGTAGTCGATCAAACAGACGCAGAATATGACGCTGAAAGGCGGGCTAATATCACCCTAGAAAGCGAGGAATTCTCTTATATTAATGTCTATCTGGTAGATCGCGCGTATGGCGGCCCGGAAGAGGGCGGTTGGTATTACGACTACGGAAACCCCGTAGAGTCGCGCCGGGTTCTGGTTCCGATGAACGGATACGTCAACCTGCACTCAGAATACCAGACAGAACTGGAATTTCTACAAACGCGATATAATCGCCTCAATTCAGACCGTCCGGAGATTCATTCAGTTATTTCAGAGGGGCGGTATAGCGTAGTCGAAGAGGATCGCTTTGCCAGAAGTTGGCCCGAAAAAACCCCGCATTATGAGTGATCGAATTCGATCAAGCACGTTGTCGGTAAGCGTGCCGGAGAGGCTCATCCGATCAGCCCAGAACGCACCCTGCAACAACTGCCAGCATGAAAAACACTGCGCGACGGGCTGGTCGTGCGCGCCGTATCGGGCATGGTTACATCAAGGCACGCCATGCAAAAACCCCGATAAACGCATACCGGATTGGACTGAATCTTCACCCTTGCAACATCAGCGCAGACTGATATAATCATTACCATGTTACCGCACTATCTACACAGAACACGGGAAGAATGGTTAAACGAGGCGGTTATACTACTAGACGATCAACTGTTTAAACCTGTTATTCCGGGCGATCTTCCAAATCTCCCCTTCCGTGTTTCCTGTGGTTTTGCTGGTGGCCCCGGTAAGAAAAAAGGCGTTCTTGGCCAGTGCTGGAGTCCCAGCGCATCCGCCGACAGCACTACAGAAATGTACATTTCACCGGTCGAGGACGATCCCATTGAAGTGCTGGACACGCTGACACACGAGAATGTCCACCGTATCGTAGGCTGTAAACACGGCCACAAAGCACCGTTTAAACGCCTCGCCGTTAAAGTCGGGCTAGAGGGAAAAATGACATCCACCCACGCCGGGGAAGAGTTGCGCGAAAAGCTCTCATCCATAAGCGACGAGCTGGGAGTATATCCCCACGCTAAAGTGACACCGGGCGAAGGGAAGAAAAAACAAAGCACCAGAATGTTAAAGATTGTCTGCACAGAATGCGACAATGTAGCCAGACAAGCCCTGTCCCCCTTTAAGATGTACGGCCTAGTTTGCGGGGGTTGCGAAGTCCCGATGAAAGTAGAAACCGGGATAGACGATGTTTAAACGGGGGTATCGTTTTATAGTACAGAAATATTTTTTTGTCAAGCAACGTCGCGTCATCAAAAATCGCGGTAACGCGCGTCAACCCGGCGAGTCGTAGTTTTCCAGTCTAAAACGCGTCGCGTCAAACACAGGAAAAGGTAATGAATAATATATTCAGCAACACAAACGTTGAAGAAGTATCAAACACTTTTGTTGAAAAGTTCCAAGAAATACTAGCCGACCCAGACGCCAGACATAGTTTTTATATGCAAGAACTGGACGGCGCATCACGCGGAAACTCTACCGCTAAAAAATGGGTCAAATCAAAAGATGTAAAACCATCCGAATTCAAAGGTTTTGATGACGATAACATGGACGCGGAGCAAGTACAGATGGCGTTGATTACTTGGCACATGACGCTAGGTAGAGAAAACCTAGACAAAACGGTACAAACCAAGTGCGATGTTGTTGACGCCATAATGGAGAAAACAAAGTGATAGACCACAGAAAACCTAAGTTTAAAGAACTGCACGAAAGCGCACAAAAAGAATTGCGCGAACCCCTAAACCGCTGGCTGACAATTCACCTATCCCTAGCAGGGTTTAAGGAGGGTGAGGCCACGGAAAACCTATGTGAGATTATTAACATCGTTCACAAGATCATAGGTAAACTTACATCCGAATATTGTTCTTTCGGGCGGTTGCCGGATGACCGCTACCCCGGCGCTGATTATCGGGCGATACCCAAGGCTTACTATTCAATAGACCCCCACGCGCCACGCGGAAAAGTAGAATTCTATGAGGACGAGAAATACTACGAAGACCAAGGGCCGTGGCATGAGTACACCGATTTTGCACCCAACACAGATGATAACGTCTGCCACAAATACATACTAAAGCTGAAAGAAGAAGAAGCCGTAGAAAATTACGGCGGCACAAAATAGTTAATTTTTTAAATGGAGAATTATCCAATGTACCATACTGGGAATCCCCCTACCCCGGCGGGTCAATCCCTGAAAGTAGTCATGCCACAAGCCCTCGCGCGCTGGGCAGGCCACTGGCAAGGGGCTTGAGTACGCGCCGTTTAAACACAAGAGGAAATAACATGTCTCATTTTTACGGAAAGATCCCAATATCAGCACGAAAGACCGAACCCACAGCACGAGGCCACAAGAAAACAGGACTGGCCACCATTGCCGCAAGCTGGGCTGGCGCAATACGCGTCAACGTATGGCATAACCCGAACGAAGACGTAGACTGCTACGAGGTCGAGATGATCCCGTGGGAATCCAAGGGCGACCGGCACGTTATCGCACGCGGCGTTCTCGGCGACGCCAAGCAAAGTGATGTATTCGTTAGAAAGTACCTAGAGCATGGTAACCACTACCAAGACACAATAAAACTAGTCCAGTAATTCGTAAAATTCTGGTTTATTTTTTTCCCGGCGGTACGCTTTGTTCGAGGGGTGCGCCTTTCCGCGATGCTTGTTATCCTTCGCCACGAGGTTGCGCCTCCTCTTCAAGGCCCGTCGCGTCTTCTCTTCTGATTGGTTCACTTTTGGTTCTTAATTGGTTATACCTGTCCCTTAGAGGGGCCAGCGTGATAGGCCCGTCGCGTCAGTGACAACTAGTCAAATAAAGATATTGTCGCGGCATGGACTACCATGGTTCTTACAACTATCACATACACCCGCGTTTTCCGTCGCGCCGCCCCTCATAGCACGCCTTTAAGTAATACCTAGTTTCCCGATGGATGGAGCATCAACCATCATAATTTAAAGTGTCGGGAACACTGGACGAGTTTTCCGTGTGGTATTACCTTTAAGGACTAAGTAGTTGATAACAAAGGGATTCGTAGTAGTTGCAGGTAACGCTTTCATCTGTTATACTGCACGTTCTTTCAATTACTGAGGACAAATCATGGCAGACATGAAGACGCGCAACAAGACAAAGACAGAAAAAGAGTACGACCAGCTACAGTGTCTGGACGCGGCATCAGACCTATGTAATGCGGCAGAGTCATTCATCAATGAGTTCCAAGATTGTGATGGGAATGTATACTACTCTACTTTCTCTACAGCATCAAGGGCGCTCTGGGACTTGGAACATGCGCGACGAATCGCCGGGTGTATCAAGGTTGGCCATGAGTGGGACATGGAAAACAGCATCACCGGCAAGTTCCGATATCCTCATCTTAGATGAGAAGACGAGGCCAAAAGGTGAAGCTGGAGAACATCACCTCCCATGATGAAATCGTGGTTCGGGTGATACTGGCTGACTCAAAACAGGGGTATCTTGGGCAGGATTCCCTCGGAGAGTGGAGCTGGTATCACCCGGATAAGTGGAAGGAGCTAAAGCAATGAAAACAATAACTTATCTCTTATTGGTTATAGGGTAGGGGGGGAGCATCGAAAAACAAGATAAAGACAGGCTGTGGGGGCTACTCAGCAAGGTAGAAAACACCTACAAGAAGGCTAAAACAGACCGGAAAAAAACTGGGAGCGTTCCAATTGACCTACTGATGAACCGTTGTTTAAACCACCTAGAAGCCCTACAAAAAATGACAACGCTACCCTCTGAAATTAAAAGAACCGCGCTTGGATACTGCTGGCGTGTTTACAT